CTTTTTTTATACTATAATATCCAAAAAGGAAATCTTATGGCACTTCATATGAGAGAACAAATCCTAAGAGCACTATTAGCACATGCTCAAGGTGATATTGCTAAACACAAAGCAAACATTGAAATTTACCTAGAACATCCTGCAGGTGTTGGTGAACATACAGATATATTAGAATCTATTGAAAAAGAATTGAATATAATAGCAAAGTATCAGGATCAAATAGATGTCATCAACAAATACTTTAGGTCGAGTAGTACTATGTCAGACATAGATAGACGATCTGGTGAGTTGTTAAATGAATAAGGGTAAGTTAAAAGTCCTAGTAATGGCACTTAAGGAGATTGTGGAGGAATTAGAGTCAGAAGTTTATTCTGACACTGAGGTATATACTGCTCCAGTTGGAGATGTTGACGAAGTTTGGGATGATGATGGAGATTAATGGTATTCATGGATGCTTAATTAGTGTAGAATATGGAGATTGGAGAATAGATGGTAAAAGTGCCAATCTTGATTTGTCAAATATATCTCATTTACTAAAAGAGACCGAAATAATAGAACATAAAGAAATCGGTTGGAAAGGTATGCACCTTCCTTCCGATTTTTCTACTTCTGAGTGTCTTTGTTGTAATGGCGAAAGATATGAAAAATGTGATATTTCATATTCTGGAATATTAGCTAAAAATGCCCCAAATCCATATAATAAGAAATATCGAATGATTGACGGAAAACACCGAATTGCTAAAATGCGAGAAATGGGAATAACGAAAAGTTCCTATTATGTCCTCGAATATGCTATAATAAAAGCATTCCTAAAATTCAATGAATAACGCAAAACTTCAGTTAAGGCAACAAGTCCTTAAAATACTCTTGTCTAAATACGGTAGTAGTACCGATAGTAGAGCCGTTTACGAATGTGCTGATGACTGGTGTAATAAGCAAGTAACATCTAGTGGCGTATTAAATTACTTCGAGGCGTATAAAAAGAGTTATGAAACTAAAGGAAACCATCAAGTTGGTGAAGAAGGCACTCAAACATCCTGAGATGTATGATGAGTCAGAACTTCGCTATTTGCGACAAGCAAAAAAGAAAGCTAAAGCAGCACTTAAATTGCAACAATTGAAAAAATTACAAAATGACAGTAAAACTGATTCAAATAACACCGAAACCTGAGGAGCAAATAGCATATATTGCTAGGGTTTCTAATCCTAACAATCAGGAGAATCCAAATTATGCTAAATTGCTTGCTTATTGTATTAAGCATCAACATTGGTCAATATTTGAACAAGCATTTATGACATTGGAGATCGAGACCACTAGAGGTCTTGCTGCTCAGATATTGCGTCATAGATCTTTTACTTTCCAAGAATTCTCCCAAAGGTATGCGGATACTGCTTTAGTAACAAAGGGAAATATACCTTTGCCAGAACTAAGAAAGCAGGATCTTAAGAATCGTCAAAATTCTACTGATGACCTTGATCCAGAAAAAGTAAAAATGTTGGAGAAAGAAATTAGACAACATTTTACTGATGCACAAGATCTCTATCGTTATATGATAGACATGGGAGTTGCTAAAGAATGTGCTAGATTTGTACTTCCATTAGCTGTACCGACTAAACTTTATATGTCTGGTAGTGTAAGATCATGGATACATTATATTGATCTTAGATCTGCTCATGGTACTCAGAAAGAACATAAAGATATTGCAGAACAGTGTAGAGATATATTTAAGGAACAACTTCCTACAGTTTCTGAAGCAATGGGGTGGTTATGACAGATAATAAAACCAAAGTACATAATTTTATAAACGAAAAAACAAAAGATCATACACCGTATTCTCCTACTTGGAGATATTGTATTTCTGAGAAAAAACTTGATCTTGATGTTGAAGAATTCGCTAAAATAATTATAGAGCACAGGTTAAAAAATCAACAATCTGTTATTGCTACATTTTCTAATGTATTAAAATGGGATCATCCAGTATGTAAACAACTCCACAAAGAAATTATACAATTTCATGATCAGTATGTAGAGGGAACAGTAGGAAAACCTCCTGAGGATCATCCTTTTACTGGAGAATTGGAAAACTTAAAAGTTAGATGTTGGTCAAATACAATCGTTAATGGTGAAGAAATTCATAAGCATTCTCACTCTAGCCACCCAAAATCATATCTTAGTGGTCATTTTACTATAGCATGTGAAGATACTTCAACTATCTACTATGATCCATATAATAATAATGAAGAGTATCCTATAGAAAATGAACCTAACATATTAACTTTATTTCCAACATGGGTTCCTCATCGAACATCCTTGCATACAGCAGATTCTCCTAGAATTACTCTTGCTTTTGACATATTTTTACAAGATATGGATTTAAACTATTATGATTCTTATTCAGGTGATAATGATCGTATAGCTCAAAATAACCCAGATGAGATAATTTATTTAAGATTATGAGTCAAGTAGCATTACATACATTTCAATCACAAAACCCTGAGACACCTTTTGCACCGTCTTGGGATTATATTATTGCGTGTAAACAAACTAATATTGATACAAATGAACTTGCTAAGGTAATTTTATCGCAAGAGAAAAAGATACTTGAAGCGTATCCTGATGGATCTTTTGATTATACTAATTACAGCGATGGATCTACTGGACTAGGAAAGGATAGTTTAACTTCTAGATATAGTTTTTATAATTTGTTGGAATGGGATTACCCAGTTTGTAAAAAACTTCTTGAAAATATTCGTATATTTCATAATGAGTACTTATATGGTACTATAGGACAGAAGAAAAAGAAGTATAAGAGTTTAGATGGTTTATTACAGATCAGGTGTTGGGCAAATGTAATGCGTAAAGGTGATAAGATTAAAAAGCATTCGCATTCAAGTCATCCTTGGACATATTTAAGTGGACATTTCTGTGTTCAATGTGAGGATACTTCTACTAACTATTATCACACATATACTGGTAATCCATATCCTATAGAGAATAGTGCAGGTCAAATGACTATATTTCCAACATGGGTTCCTCATGATACAGATAAGCATGAAGGAGATAGTGAAAGAATCACTATTGCTTTTGATATAGTTTGTGATAATGAAAAACAGTTCCAACATGGACATGGTAAAGATCCATTGGAAGATAATTTGATTAAATTATAATGGATAAAATTAAAGTACATAGATTTACAAGCAAACAAGCTACAACTCCTTATGCTCCTTCTTGGGATTATATTATTGCGGAGAAAAAAACTGATGTTGATGTAAAAGGATTATCTAAGATTATTTTAGATGGTACTATAGACCACTTCTTTTTTCCTGGCGATGAAAAGAAACCTCTTGCTGGATCTTTAAAATTTAAAAATAAAAATATATTAAAAGTTGATCATCCAATATGTAAACAATTGCATAAAGAGATTAGAGATTTTCATAATGAGTATGTTAATGCTACTATTGGACAATTTGATAAAAAAATACAAATTAAATGTTGGGCAAATATAATGCATAAAGGTTCTAGTCTACCAAAACATTTTCATTCAAGTAAATATAATTCATATCTTAGTGGACATCTTACTGTTCAATGTGATAGTACTTCAACCAATTATTATCATCCATATATTGTTGGGGAATATCCTACACCCAACTTTGAGGGTCAAATGACTATATTCCCGACATGGGTTCCTCATGATACAAGCATTCATGAAGGAGACTCGGAAAGGATTACTATTGCTTTTGATTTTATTCCAGAAGGTACACCTCTAGATGACTTAGATACTTTTTATAGTGCTAAGAAATGGAGGAATGATCCGAAGGAATTAATCCTCCTCTAAATAACTATCCAATGTAAACTTTTATGGCTACCTATCCTGTTATCAACAAAGAGACTGGCGAACAGAAAGAAGTCGCAATGAGTATCACGGAGTGGACTCAATGGTGTACTGATAATCCTGATTGGCAAAGAGACTGGTCTGACCCCTCAACAATGCCTGGTGTAGGAGAAGTTGGAGAGTGGAAAGATAAACTTAGAAAATCCAAACCTGGTTGGAACGAGGTCTTAGGAAGAGCTCAAAAAACAGGTCAAAATCGCCAAAAACTTACTTTAGACTGATATGCCACGCAAAAGAAAAAATTCTTCAACAGTTGCTGGAATTGGCATGACTGCCAAACAGATGAAAAGAAAGAAACCTATTGGTAGTAATTTCTTAAATGACATTCAACCTCTAACGGAGAATCAAATAAAGTTTTTTAATGATTATAAGGAAGAAAAAAATCTCTTTGCTTATGGTTGTGCTGGTACTGGTAAGACCTTTATAGCAATCTACAATGCTCTTAAACAAGTATTGGATGATTCGACACCATATGAGAAGATTTACATCGTCAGGTCTCTTGTGGCGACCAGAGAGATAGGTTTCTTACCTGGTGATCATGAAGATAAAGCTTTCTTATATCAGATACCATATAAGAATATGGTGAAATACATGTTTGAGATGAATAGTGATGCAGACTTTGAGATGTTATATGCTAACCTCAAGGCACAGGAGACTATTTCCTTCTGGAGTACTTCTTTCATAAGGGGAACTACACTTGATAATGCTATTGTTATAGTTGATGAATGCCAAAACTTGAATTTTCATGAATTAGATAGTATAATAACAAGAGTTGGAGAAGATACCAAAATCATGTTCTGTGGTGACGCTACTCAAAGTGACCTTACCAGAGATAAAGAAAGAAATGGTATCATTGACTTTATGAGAATCTTGCAACAGATGGAATCATTTTCATGTATCGAATTCGGTCTTGAAGATATAGTTCGTTCTGGATTGTGCAAAGAGTATCTAACTACTAAACACGCTATGTCTATGTAATGTTTAATCATGTACCCGCAATTCTTTCTCCATTGGAGAGAGAAACTATTGATGGTGTTAGATTTTATAAAGTTCCCGATGAGGATGAATTTTTAAAATTAGTATCAATCACTTCAGTAACTTCATTCTGGAGTAGAGCAAAATTTGCTAAATGGAGAAAAAAGGTTGGTGAGAAGAAAGCTAACGAGATTACTCGTAAAGCAACTACTCGTGGAACCGATATGCATACCATGACGGAGCATTATCTATTAAATGAAGATCTTCCTAATGTTGCACCTATGGGAGATATGTTATTTAAGATAGCTAAACCTACTCTTAATAAGATTGACAACATACATGCGTTAGAAGGATCTCTTTATAGTAAACAGTTGGGTGTTGCTGGTACAGTTGATTGTATCGCAGAGTATGAAGGAGAATTAGCAGTCATTGACTTTAAGACTTCTAAAGCACCTAAACCACGAGACTGGATTGATGGATACTTTGTACAGGCAGCAGCATATGCTTGTATGTACTATGAACTGACTGGTATCGCTGCCAAAAAACTTGTTATAATTATGTCATGCGAAAACGGTGAGTGTGTAGTATATGAAGAGTATGATAAACAGAAATATATGAGATTACTTATTAATTACATTGAGAACTTCCTAACCAACCAACTACAATTACATGGAAAATGAATTTACATCAGCATTAAACAAAAAGTTTATGAACTCTGCAAAGTTTGCAGTGGAAATAGAAAAGATTGTTAAAAAGGAGAAACTCAATTATATTGATGCTATTGTTCTTTATTGTGAAGACAATAACATTGAGATTGATTCTATTACCAAACTTATTTCTAAACCATTAAAGGAAAAACTTAAATGCGATGCTCAACAGTTAAACTTTATGAAAAAAACGACTCGTGCTAAGCTACCTTTATGAGTACTCATCCTTGGTTTCCCATACCAGTATATACAGGAAAAGCAGTTGGTAAACAATATGAAGACATTCAGAAAGAATTATCTGATGTTTATGATAAATTAGAGTTTCGTCAAAATCCTGATTGGACAAATGATACTCATGATCTAAGTGTGGGTAAAAGTGGAAAAATATTTGAAGACTGTATTCTTACACAATACAAGTGTGAGAAGATGATGAAATTTATTGATAAAAGTATAAGATTATATCTTGATGAGATTCAATGTGTAGAACCTCGTAATTATATAATATTAGAATCGTGGTTGACCAGAACTGCTAAAAGTAAATATGCACACTTACATGACCATGTTGGTGATATTTCAGGGGTTTATTATTTTAAGACTAATGGCAAGGATGGTAATATATTTTTCCCAAGTCCTCTTAGAATGTTATCATCAAATTATATAATAAGACAGGTGTGTGCTTTCCAATCATCAATCCAGTTAGAGCAAGGGGTAATAGGACTTTGGCCATCAATGCTTATGCATAATACCGAACCTAACCCTACCGATAATCATCGGATTAGCGTAAGTTTTAATATCAAATTTGTGGTATAATACAACTAAATAATAGTGTTCATGGAGTGTAGAAATGAGTGACTTCTTTGAGTCTGATTTTGTTCAAGAAGAGATGGAAACTATAGGTGAAATGCAAGAGGAAATTTATTCTCAAGTATTTAACTTTGAAACACTTCCATTGGATGAGAAGATCGACCACTTGAATATGCTCGATGATTTGCTTGAAAAACAGCAGATCCTTTATACTCGTATGAAACTATCTGATGACCCTCGTGCTAAGGAGCTTGCTGACAATGTTCGGCAATCTGCTATAGTAATGGGGTTCCCTAAGGATGTTGATTGCAATCTTCTGTTCTCTAACATGAGAGAAACTCTCGATAGAGTCCGTAAGGGAATTGACAAAAGAGCATGACTGCTCTATAATATAGTCACACAAGCCAAATCTAATTACACAGGCCAAATCTATGTCTTTCGCATCGCTTAAAAAGCAATCATCTCTCGGTAGTCTTACTGCCAAACTTGTTAAAGAGGTTGAAAAAACCAATTCAGCAAACAAAGGAGATGAGCGACTCTGGAAACCAGAAGTCGATAAAGCAGGTAACGGATATGCCGTTATCCGATTTCTTCCAGCACCTGACGGAGAAGATCTCCCTTGGGTAAAACTATACTCTCACGCCTTTCAAGGACCAGGTGGATGGTATATTGAGAATTCATTAACATCATTAAATGCTAAGGATCCTTGCTCAGAGTATAATACTACTCTATGGAACAGTGGAGTAGAATCTGATAAGCAGATTGCTCGTAACCAAAAGCGTAAGCTTTCATATTTTGCAAACATTTATGTTGTAAAAGATCCTGCTAATCCTCAGAATGAGGGTGGAGTATTCCTTTACAAGTTTGGTAAAAAGATCTTTGATAAGATCATGGGTGCAATGCAACCAGAATTTGAGGATGAGACACCTCTCAATCCATTTGATTTCTGGGCAGGTGGAGACTTTAAGGTTAAGATCAAAAAAGTTGCAGGTTTCTGGAACTATGATAGTTCTGAGTTTTCTGCTGCTAAACCACTCCTTAAGGATGATGATGCTCTAGAGGCAATCTGGAAGAAAGAGTATTCTCTTGCAGAACTTGTTTCTACTGATAAGTTCAAAACTTATGATGAACTCAAGAAGCGTCTTGACTCTGTTCTTAAAATTACTCAGGCAGCACCTGCTCGTCAAGTAGTTGAAGAAGAGGATATTGAGCGTGAACCAGTCGTTGCTGCAGCACCTGCTGCTGAAGATGACGCACTATCATACTTTCAACAGTTAGCTGAAGAATGAATATAGTAGGAATCTATGGTGCATTTGATTGGGATGCCAATCATGGCAAACTAACTGATTATTTTAGTGTAGATTCTATAGAAAGTACATCCTGGTCTCACGACTCAGGGTGTACTCTTTTTATGGATGGAAAACATATTTGTAGTGTTAGTGAAGAGAGAATTACACGGACAAAGTATGACGGAAATTATCCAAAGAATTCCATAGACCTGTGTTTGGGTAAAGGTGGTATTCGTAGAAAAGATATAGATTTAGTATATTTTGTACCAACTCATCATTTTATTGCTTTCCATCAAATTAAAAGTGGTTTAGCATATAAAATTTTAAAACAATCATTTCCTAAGGCAGAAATTAAATATACTGGACACCATCTTGCTCATGCAGCTTCTACTGTTTTTACATCAGACTTTAATGAAGGTACTTTCGTAACTTTTGATGGTGGTGGATCTGCCATTCAAGATCCATGTAGAGATTATGTTGATCATATTGAGAATAATTCTATAGGATACTTTAATAAGAAGAAGCGTATCTTTAGATTCTATAATATGTTTGAGCATCAATATAATAATTTCGGACAGTTATATCAGAGTGTAGCATCAAAGATTTATCAGAAAAAGACTGGTGAAGAAATAAAACATTGGGAAGGTATCACTGCATCTAATGGTAAGATAATGGGATTGTCTGCATATGGTACACCAGGTGACCACCCTAAAGGATATGAAGTAACTGAGCATACAATTCCTTATATTAATTTTTCTGCATTTGCTGAGAAATCAGATTATTATCATGAGAAGCTATGTGATATGCTTTCTCCTGAGGATGCTGCATATTATCTCCAAAGAACTTTTGAAGATGGAATGCTTGATCTTCTCAAATCATTAAGGAAAGGACATTTAGATAAAAATACTTGTTTTGCTGGTGGAGTTTTTCTCAATGTTTTAGGTAATACCCTTATCAAGGAGAGTGGTATCTTTGAAGATATTCACATACCACCATTCACAGATGATTCTGGTGTACACTTTGGTGCTGCTATATGGGGATGTTATGAAAATGGTGAAGATATATCTTTACCAGATAATCTTGCTCTTTTAGGTAGAGATTTTAATAATGATGAAATCAAACAGTATCTTGATATGTTTGATCTTTCTTATAGAGACTATGATATAGATGTTGTAGCAGATCTAATTAAAGATAATAAGATAGTTGCTTGGTTTCAAGGTAGATCAGAAGCAGGTCCAAGAGCATTAGGATCTAGATCTATTTTTATGAGTCCCACCAGAGCTGAAAATAAAGATATTTTAAACGAGAGAGTAAAGCATAGAGATCATTGGAGACCTTTTGCTGGTGCAATATTAGAGGATCGTGTAGGAGAATATTTCTTAGAGGCATATACTAGTCCATACATGTTATACTCTCAACATTCTACAACAGATGAGATACCTGCGATTACTCATGAAGACAGGACTTGTCGGATCCAAACAGTTAATAAGGATCAGAATCCTAGAGTTCATGACCTCTTGACTAGATTAGATCCCCCTGTTATACTCAATACATCATTTAATGATAATGGAGAACCTATAATAGAATCACCCTACGATGCTGTTCGGGCATTTAGGCATTTGGACATTGACCATATGGTAATTGGTGATTTTATTGTAGATAAATAAATCAGAACCTATTATTTTTGAGACCAATGGCTTTTTCGGCAACTCATTATATTGTTAATTACAAGACAGGTAATTCAGACAAGAGTATAGAAATCTATGCTACTAGTGCTTCTGATGCAGAAGCTAAACTTAAGAAAAAGTTTGCTGATGCTACCAGTGTTGTTGCTTCAGTTGTATCCTAATGTCACGCAATAAAGTTATCGCATATGCCGATGATAACGGCAAGTGTAGAGTAGTAATCCCTACAATGGATTGTGCTCTATCCGATGATGATGTTATTGCAAAGGATATACCTACATCCAATTATTCTGTTATTGATCCTGCAAATTTACCCTCTAAAGAGTTTAGATCTGCATGGCAGTACAATCATGGCAGTAAGACTGTTACAGCAGATCTTGCTACAGCAAAGACACTTACTACTGATATATTGGAAGCTAAGTTTCTATCTATAAAGAAAGAGAATGTAGATATACAAGCAATAGCAGATATGAAGGGAGAATCTGCTTCTCTTAAATCGAATCCCTCAGTACCATATACAACAATCACTAACGCTACTACTATAACTGAATTAGAAGCATTGATTTGATGACCAAATTTAAAGAGCATACTGCTCAACATGATGAGTATAATTATTCTCGTGAGGATCCTTTTTATATTGTTGCCTTAAGTAAGGATGCAATTGAAGGATTGGATGATTATATTAAAAATATTCCAAAAGATGATGAGCAATGGTGGAGTTGCAAACAAGATCATTTTGATCAAAAGACTGGAGAGATAGCAGAGAAAGATTTTAGAGTTTGTGATATTCATGCTCCATTAAGGAACAGTTTCCCACATACAGTGGGAATGAATATGTTTAACTTTGTTAATAATAAAAATTATCAAATGGACATCAGTACCTTTGAGTTTCAAATTCTTAGGTATAGAGAAGGTGGGCAGTTCTCATGGCATTGTGACTATGGCATTGCACCTAAAACTGATGTATGGAGAAAATTAAGTATGAGTGTCCAACTTTCTGGTCCTGAAGATTATGAAGGTGGAGACTTAGTTCTTGTAGATTATCTTAATCAACACTGTGAAATCCCTAAAAGTAAGGGTGCTGCTGTTGTTTTTGATGCCAGATGTCCACACAAAGCATTTCCTCTCACGAAAGGTGAAAGGTTAGTATTGGTTGGATGGGCTAGTGGTCCTAAACTTAAGTAGGATTATGTGCGTTCTTTAAGAAGCGAGATTCAAATTGGGATGATTTAGTATAAGTAAGAGTTTCTCTCATATCCATTAAGAACATTGTTAGATATTCTTCTCTCATAACTTTTATATTTCTTTTCTTCTCATTGTTTCTAGTCTCTGCTAGAAAATTACTGATACCTATAACTAGAGGTTCAGACGAACCTAAACTTAAAGTAATTTGAGGGTTATCTGGGTCTGGTATGGTAAAATTGCTATCTACAACTTTACCACCTGGTAGGATTAATCTATTTTGATTATCTCTTACTTCTTTAGTTTCGTAGAATGCTGTGTCATTTAACTCGTTACCATATTTTGTCGCACAATAATCATATAATACTTTACCAGTCATTGGCCATTCATCTCTAACATTAATAATATTCGCAACAGTTAATACAACCCAATCAAGAGTCGGATCTCCATAAAGTTCATCAGCAATATCTTGTGGTCTTTTACCTTCTCTAATATTATAAGAGTTTAGAAATGTAATTTCTTTACTAACATCATCTCTAACCTTTGCTCTTAGGAACAAATTTTTAGCATAGATATAATTCTGCCTATCAACTGAAGTTGTTAGGTTATTTTTATACCCAATATTAGGTATATTTTGAAAGTAGTGTTTAGACATTAGTAACCAACTCCAGTTGTAACTGATTCTTGATCTTCTGCATAGATTGGATTTAATTCTGTAAATGATAGATCCATTTTCATATGAACTGGAGTACCATCACGGTATGTGGCATAAGTTCCACTTCCTGTGTAACTCATTGACATATTTTTTAGAGCACATGTCTTAAATCTATTAAGAAATGGATGTGCTTGTCCTCCTTTCATATATTTTATCCTGAATATATCAGGAGAATTTAGGAATCCCGTTGCATCCTTTCTTAATTTTGCTGCACTTGCTGTCTTTAAAACCTTTATTATCTTCATTACATGATTAGATTCATCTTTGTCTCTAGGAACAAAATCCCATCCAAAGTTGAAAGTTCTTACTGTAACACCACTGAAAACCATTTCAAGGTTTTGGTTGATGACTTGTCCACTAGCCCTTGATAGCAATCCACCTACGGTGACATTTGCTCCAAGAGCATTTGCAGCACCTGCTGCAGCAACCATTTTTCCATAATTTATTATATTACCTGCTCTTGATCTTCCATCATCAGTCTTAGCACCTGCCATAAGATCTTTTCCTATTTCTATAGGAGATTTTAAAAGATCCATAGCAGTGTTTGAACTCATTGCTTCCCCAATTTTACTAAGACCCCAAGCAGCAAAATCATTCAATTTACTTTCACCCCAACTAGCTCCGTTCTGATCTTTTATACTTGATGGTACGGGTAGAATAATAACATGTGATGTTGGAGCATTTTGATACTTATCACTAGCTTGCTTAGTTAAACCTTTTAGTCCACCACCACCTGTTGTTTTGTATATGCCTTTATATGCCTCCTTTGGGTCGGATACTGGTCCTTTTCCTTGTTCAAATCCTACGAATTCTGTTGTTCCCATCAAATCAGACATTCCACCAGTACCACTCACATCTTTCAAAGACAAAACTTCAATCTGAAAATAATCAGTATGCTGATCTATCATATCCGTTGGATATCTTAGTAGTTTATCTCCAAAACTGGTAACTCTTGACACTATTTTATACGCTTTTTATATATTTAGCTTGAATTTAGCATATGACAGTGATCTAGCATGTTCTAGTTCAGCAACTGATAATTCATGAAATTCTCCTACCAGTTCAGCCCATGTATAATTTCTCATTTTATTCCAATGATAATTAAATCCTCTAAATCCCCATTGTTTTAACTCCATACATGCTATCAAAGGAAACTCATCATATTCTATATTAGGAGTCTTTGGTAGATATACGAAAGTATAGAACCCACCTTCTTCTGGTAAGATAACTTTACTATCTTGTAAAGCATCTAAAACTTCCAGCATCGTATCTTCAGGATCTTCTGTCCCAACAAAATTATCTACAATTGGTTGTAGTCTAGACACCTAAGTCATCCTCCGTCAGTACTTTAAATTCCATTCTTCTATCAGCACACCAGTCTTCTGCTGCATCCCATTTTGCTTGGTTCTTAGCATATTCCATTACTTCTCTTATATATTTTTTATTTTTAGTCTTCTGAACTTTTGGTGCAATACATTGTCTTTTGGGTTTAACTTCAATAATATACTTCTTAGGTACTCCTGATTTATCTTTTACCTTAACATAAAAGTCAGGAAAATATCTATGCAATCTATTGTCAAGTGGTGATCTATATGGTATTATTACCTCCTCACTTCCCCATTCTATAATGTTATTATTCTTATCGCAATAAGCCATAAAGACTTTTTCCCAAGAACTACGATAAATAATGTTACGATAATCCCCTCTATACTTTTTAATATTAGAAGGTTTATACTTTCCTGAACGAGCCAT